TGAAGGATTTATTAATCGTAACCTTCCTGAAACATTTGAAGAAACTTATGAAAGAATTTATAAATAATATATGAAAAATAAATTTTTACAAATTGTAGATTTACTTTGGATAGTATGCGAGTGCTTTATTGTATTGTTTATTGCAGTACCAATACTAACATTATACCATTTAATCAAGTTAGGTATAACTAAAATAAAAAAGGCTAGGTTTGATCTATACCACCCAGCTAAGATAGACAAACGACCTTAACGGCCTTTTACCTTTTCAATTCAAAAATATGAATAAATACAATGCTATTGTATTTTTTAAGCCGGAAACAAATAAAAAAGTTAGAAAATATAGGAACATTTCAAATTTAGCCGGCTTTATTAAATTTATACAGGGATTAGATGCCTGGTATATTAATTTTTACGACGCAAAAAGCCGTGATTTCTTTAAACGGTTATACATAGATTAAAAAAATAAGGCCCTTAAATTAGGGCCTTATTTCATTCTAAAATGGTAAGTCGTCCGGATCATTACCAATTAAATTGGATCTAATTTCCTGAACTTTAAAAAGATTTTTTAAATAAGCTTTCCAGTAATTAATTTGATCAGTATTATCGTAAATAATTTTATCCCCTAAAGTTATCATTTTTGGCCCTGGATAATCTTTCATATTATCCCTTACAAAATAAGCTTTTATCCATTTTTCAAATTGCTTTACAAAAATGGCGCCTTTTTTCTTTCCTAAAACAATATCCATTTTAACTTTTATAAGTACCAAATCATTTAAATCTAAATTTGGTAAATAGTTACAAAAAATTCTGAAATAGGAACTGTCAACACGCATTGACAATAAATACTTTTCGTTTTCGCAAATCAAAGTAAAAATACACTCCTCAAATTCCTGACCATTAATTTCATTTACTTTCAAATAAAAGTTAGTAATCTTTCCTTTCATTTCGTCGTAAAAAATTTCTTTTTGGCCGTCCCAATAAACAAATTTTCCGTCTTTAATACGGATCCAATAAATTTTTTCCTTTTCGTTTTCAAATGCTTTCATAAAATTGTTTTTTAAAGTTAAAAAATAGGCCCGGAGTGATCCAGGCCCAAAAGTTAAAAAATGCTGTCGGCAAAACACATTGCAATTGCCGCCAAAATAAATAAAATAGTTTTCAAAACTTGTTTTTCGTCGTTTGTCATAACGGTAAATTTTACGTAAATATAGGGTAATATTTATTAAAGGTGAAAAGGTAAAAATATTTGAATTATTTGGAAATATGATTAATATTAATTAATTTGCCCCTAGAAAGGCAAATTAATTAATATTAAAGTTTAAATAATATTAAGTAATTGGCCTTTTTTTTTTAGATAAAATTTGATAAAATCAATATTTTATTTGAAATTTACTAAAATATTGAGTTAATGACCGGTAACGCTTTATTAAATTATTTGCCACAATATCTTGGCAAAGAAAAAATTTTAAAGGATCAACAAAATACCGATGACATTATAAATGAAATTTTAAAAGGTCATAATAAATATTCAAGCCAGTATAAAAATATAAGTTCTTTTTTTATAGGCAGCACTCCAAAAAAAACGCTCAACAATATTTGGGAATTTTTAAAAAAAGAAGTCAAATATAAAGTTGAGCCGGAAAGCAAGCAAACAATAAAAAGCCCGTCGGCAATTATTGCAACCGGCAGAACTACCGGATCAGATTGTAAAAATTACAGTTTATTTACAGCCGGAATTTTAGATAACATAAATAAAATGGGATCACAAAAAATACCGTTTTGTTTTCGTTTTACCGGTTACAAATTTTTTGATACAAACCCACAACACGTTTTTATTGTTGCCTATCCTGGTACTGATCACGAAATTTGGTGCGACGCCGTTTTAAATAAATTTGACTATAAAAAACCTTATACAATTAAAATTGATAAAAAACCAAAAAATATGCTAGTTGGAATATCAGGTATTGGTGCTAAGCCAAAAACATTTGCCGGAAAAATATTGCGCCCTGTTTTAAAAGTAGCAGCAAGCCCAGCGCGTAATGCTTTTTTATTATTAGTAGGTTTAAATTTTACCGGCCTTGCAACAAAATTAGATAAAGCTAATAAATTGCAACCAAAAGCCTTAATGGATTTTTGGGAAAGATTAGGCGGACGCATTCAAAATTTATTAGGTCAAATTGAAAGAGGAAAAAATAAAAAAAGGATATTTGGTTTTAATAATACAGTAGGTCAAGCAGAAGAAGCATTGGTGGCAAGTCCAATTTTAGTTGCAGTTGCTAAATTTTTAACAGATACATTAAAAGAAGCACAACCAGAATTGCAAAAAATTGCTACTGAATTAGTAATAAACAAAGCTAAAAATGTATCTTATAGACAAAGTTTATCAAAAGTTGATCGTAAATTAATGGATCAACAAAAAGTAAATGAATTTAATCAGGAGTGGCAAGATCAGACAACACAAACTCAATTAGCATCAAAAATTGATTATATGAAATATGCACCGTTTATCCTAATCGCCGGTGTAGGTATATATTTCTTAACTAAGAAAAAATAAAAAATGACAGCAGCACAAAAAAAAGCAAAAGATAATTTTAAAAAAGCTATTGCATACCGTAAAAAAACCGGATGTACTTTAAAGCAAGCTTTTGCACACGTTTACGGTAAAAAATCAGTAGGATTAGTAAAGAAAAAAACAGCGCCAAAAAAGAAAGCAGCTAAGAAAAAAGCGGCGCCAAAAAAGAAAGCAGCACCAAAGAAAAAAGCAGTTTCACGTAATTACGGATCACATAAAGATACAGCAAGCCATAATGTAAGAATTAGTGTAGTAAGTGGAATTGATAATAAAAATTTGCAAAATTTAAATTATCTAGTAAAAGAATTAGAAAGAGCAGGTCGGCAATTATATGAACTTAAATTACATAAAAAAGAAAAAAAAATTGCACCATACGGAATAACATTACTTAAACGTTATCCAGGATATATCAAAAGTTTAAAAAAACAAATTACAGAAGTAAAAAAACACATAAAATAAGCACTTAACAAAACAACATAAATAAAAAACAATGAGAAGAAAAAGATCTCACAAAAAATCACATCATAAGCGCCGTAGGTCTCACAGTATGGGTGCTATGGGTGGCGGCCTAATGAATATTGTCGGTCTAGTAGCTGGAGCAGCAGCTGGAAGAATTGTAGCAACAAAATTGTTGCCTAACATTGATAGCAAAATTAAAAACGCTGGTGTAATTGCTTTGGGTGCATTTGTATTTCCAAAACTAATTAAAGGCGGTTTGGGTAGTTCAATTGGTGCCGGTATGGTAGCAGCTGGAGGCCTTGGCGTAATGCAAGATTTCAACGTTATTGGTGCAATTGAGGACACATTATCAATACCATTGACTGTATCAGGCGTTCCAGAAGATATTAGCTTAATTTCCGGTTACGATAGCGTAATGGCTGGTGGCGATGATGTAATGGCTGGCGGTTATGAACCATCAGCAGACAGCGATGAACTTTCTGTATTAGCTGGTATGGATGATGATGAAGACGGGTATTAATTAGCACATTTAAAAACAAATAAAATAAAACAAAATGGCATCAACAGTTGGCTCCCGCCTTGCCTTTGAGAAAGCAAAAAGGGGCATTAAACAAGCTGGCTTTACATTAAGTCAAGCTGTCTTATCTCAATCTTATCTTAGATCAGAACTAGCACTTAGCACAACAAAAACGCTTTATCAGTTTCCAATTTTGGTAAATGATAACAGCCAGGGAACAAATTTTAACACAACAAATTTGCTTCAATTGCAAGATGCTTTTTATGTATCTCACATTGGCTTATTTTTTGCTAAGCCTTCAAGTTCTACTGACACCACATTTCAGTTGGTAACTTATCCTAACGCATCTATTTTTAGTACATCTAACACAGCGTCTTCATTGTATTCGTTCATAAATGGATCGCTTTCTGTAACTGTGAATAATCGCCAAATTATCCCGAGTTTGGATTGTTACAGATTTTACCAGGTGCCGCAACAACAACAAGTTGCAAACGCATTCTACACATCTTCTGCAATTTCTTTTAAAGATCAGCAAGACGGTAGCACCTCAGCACTTTATCCAATTGAACCAGGTATTGTGTTTAGTGGATCAAAACAAAACATTGTGCAGATTCAAATACCAGCTGCACTTGCTGCTGTTGAATCAAATAGCCGTGTTGTGCTTTATTTCAGTGGTCATTTAGCTCAGAATGTGACTAGTGTTCGATAATTAATTTAAAAAAAATAGGGCAGCATTAATGTGCTGCCCTTATTAAAACTAAAAAAAATGGGATTTAAAGCAATAAAATACGAATTCGTTGAAATTCAAGTAACTTCAGGAGCAACAGCCCAGCGTTACGCATTCCCTGATTTACCAAAATTGCGTTATACTGCATTACAGGCAATTACAGCATATACAACAAATACATTAACGTCTTGTCCTTCAGGTAACGTAATTGCACCATTGGCAGTTTTAAAAACAGCTTTTTTGGTACTTTACAGTAATGAACGCCAGGATTTATACCGTATTCCATATTTGGAATTAAACAGGATTCAAAACAGCAGTAACGATTCTTTTGTAAGATCACTTTGGGAAGCTAGTAATCAAAAAATTACTTATGATAAGTCATATATTGAATTATCAGCTACACCAACATTTGCCGCAAACTGTTCATTTGCTTTTGGTGTTTATTACGCTTAATTTTTATTTACCTTTTCACCTTTAATAAAATGTATTTTTTATGGGAATAGTTCAAGGAATAGAACCAGCAATAAAAAAATTTGAAAAAAGAGGTACAAACTTTTTTGCACTTTATTGTGGTAGCGACAAATTTCCATTGGTAAATAATTTAAATGGTCGTTATGAAGATATTTCTGAATGCGTTGAAGAATTAAAAGATTATTTTGAAGATATCACGCCTGATCATAAAAAAATTTATACCATACATTCTTATGAAAATGCTGTTAAGCCCGATGCAAAAGGTAAAATTTGTGAATATCCGATTTATAGTGTAAAATTTGTAACTTCTAACCCTGAGCAAATACAGGAATATTACAACGGTTATGCTCAGCGTCAACAAAACTACGTAGGCAATAGTAACAATGCAATACTATCAAAGCTAGAAGCTATTGAACAAAAAATTGCTATTGATCAAGAAGAAGAAGAAGAAGAAATAAAACAAGAGCCACAAGGTTTTTCTGGTATTATTTCAGGAATAGTTAATAACCCGGATGTACAAGTTATGCTAGCAAATATTTTTATGGGTGCACTAGATAGATTTATGCCATTAAAAAAAGAAACAGTTGCGATAAATGGTTTTGATGATAATAAACTAGATGAAGCATTGATAATACTTAAAAAGCACGATCCTGAACTTGAAAGCGATTTAATGTTACTAGCTAAAATGGCTGAAAGCAACCCTGGACAATTTAAGTTTTTACTTTCAATGCTTAGAAAATAATGAAAGATAAAAAAAACATATATTATATTGGTGGCGCTATATTAGCTTATTTTTTAATTATTAAGCCGGTATTGCAAAAATTGTCTATTTTAAAAACTGATCAAGAAATTGATCTTGATAAAGAAAAGCAAAAGTTTTTAAATACTACAAACGAAAAGCCTACTAAGTCATCTGGTGAATGGGCTATAATAGCAGATCAGATACACGAAGATTTAAGATATACGGCCTTAGACGACGACAAAAAAGACGCTGCCTATCAAGCAGCCAGGGTAAAAAATAACGCTGATTTCAAATTATTATATAAAAATTTTGGCAAACGACGTGAGTATTTTTTTGGTGTGCCGTCAGGATCAGAAAAGGATTTAGCCCAATTTTTACGATCTAATTTACCTGATAGTGAAATTCAGATAATCAATCAAAATTATCGTAATAAAAATATTAGTTTTCAATATTAAAAAAAAAACAATGCAAAAGAAAAATTTAATTTATATTATTGGCGGCGCGGCAATTGTTGGTTATTTTCTTTATATGAAAAAGAAAAATGCACCTATGTTGCCAGCAGAAGCACAAAGCGAAACACCTGATCAAGCACTTGCGCCAGCTTTTGTAAATGAAACGACAGACGTTATAAAAAAGATTTCAAGAACTGCTAAGGCAATAAAAAGCAGATTAAAAAAACGTGGATCAAATGCCGTTGATGAAAGCGGAATGATGACTTCAATAACGCCATCAAATGAAGGTATTTTACCAGCATCTAGTGAAAGTAGTGAAGGTATTTTATTACCACAAAGTCCTTTATCTGAAATAATGCAAGATATGTCCCCAGCTTCAAAAAAATCTATTTTAACAGCAAAGGCAGCAAGACAATCAGCAAAATCAACAAAACAAGAAGTTAGGGCTTCAGGTGGATCAGCTAAGCAAGCAAGGCAAGCAGCTAAGGCAGTAAGAAAAGAAGCAAGAGCAGGACGAAAAATGGGCGAATTGTCAGTAACATTCTAAAAAAAATAAAATGAAAAAAAATTTTATTTTATATGCCGTTGCGGCGGTGGCAGTTTACTATATTCTTAAAAAAAAAGAAATAATAGGTAAAAGTATTAAAAACAAAGCAAGGCAAATGACGGCTAAAGAAGTTGATAATCTTGATTTTAAAATTGACCGTGATACTTACGAAAAAGATTATATAAGAAGTCAAATGCCTAACGAAAACCAAAATATACAATATGCAAAGGTATGTAACTGAAACTAAAGTTTATTTTCAAAGTAGTCAAACACCTTCTGAGTGTAACAGTATATTATTTATAAATACTGGAACAACCAACGTTAATGTTGAAGGCCTTGTTTTGACACCTTCGCAAAGTTGGTCAGTCGAGGGTAACGCTTGCGAAATAAACGTAAAGTATTATAATTTTGTTTTTTCTGGTACCGGAAACAATAGCTTAACAGTTATAATAAAAAGATATTTATAATGCCTGGTTTAACAGTACATTTTGAGGTTTTGAATCAATTAAATTCGCCAGCACTTTATGCTGATACGCTAGCCAATAGGCCAGCAGCACAGCTTGTTGGGCGTATATTTTTTAGAACGGATAGCCCTTTTGGAATTTATCGTGATACCGGTTCTGCTTGGGATCTTATAGCTAGCCCTGATACAACCGGAATTACTGGAACATTGGCAGCGGGTCAGGTACCATACGCAACCGGTACTTCATCAGTTTCGGGAACAAATAATTTATTTTGGGATTCAACAAATAACCGTTTAGGAATAGGAACGGCAACACCAGGTGTAGCTTTGGATATTCACGGTTCCGGTGGTATGTTACATTTAAACGGTACCGGAACTAATAATGCTTTTCAATTATTTCAAAATGCCGGTACTTCAAAATGGCGAATAGGTAATAACTATTCAGCTGGAACAAATTATTTTAGCATTTACGATAATACAAATGCAGTTGAAACATTGAAAATAACACCAGGTGCAACAAATGCTATTTTATTTACAGGTAATTTAACAGCCACAACATTAATTAAATTAGGTGGAACATCATCACAATTTTTAAAAGCTGATGGATCTATTGACAGTAATACATATATAACAACATCAACAAATATTTATAATATTGATGGAACATTAACTTCTGCAAGAACATTAACAAGCGGTGGATTTTCTTTGATATTTACAGGTAGTAATACAACATCAAGTTTAATAGCAAGGGGTTTAACTTTAACGCATACACTTATTGCAACAGGTTCAAATGATTATTTAATTGGTCTTGATATTGATAACACATTTACCAATGGTGCATTTTCACCACTAAATATTGGTATTAGAGCAAAAGGTAGTTATTTACAAGTTCCAAATACACAAGGATTACAAATTGGATTTCATAGTGGAACTACTCCTACTACACAAAGTAATATAGCAATAACAAATTCAGGAACAGGTGGTTCAGGTACATATCAAGTGTTTCCTGTAATGACAGGTCAAAGAAATATTTTTATTGTTGGAACAACAGCACCTTCAACTGTAGGCTCTCCGACAATAAGTGGAAATGATAATATTATAATTGGTAGAATTTCAATTGCTAATCCACATTCTGGAACATATAATACCTTAATTAATACAGGTAATGTATTTTTATCTTCAGGTGCAGGTAATACAGGAATTGGACCTTATGCATTAAAAGGTATTACAACAGGAAGTAATAATATACATATAACATCAAATGGTGGTGCAGGTAATGGTGGTTTTGGAACTGCAATATCTAATACAATATTTATTGGTGATCCTGTAAAAACAAATAATAATACTACTGTTGCAGGTGATATTGTAATATGCACACCTTACGCTATAGGTAATGTATTTTGGTTTGGAGGTAAGTCTGATTCTGCTAATGTTGAATTTAATATACCAACAAGAGCAGGTTCTACAAATGCTTCAGGTCATACATCAACTACAAGGGCAGGTATAGCAACAGGAACAGGTGAAGCAGGTAAAATAGTTTTTCAACACTCAACACCTGTTGCAAGTGGTAGTACATTACAATCTGCATTTACTGATACTTTAAGTTTAGAAAGATTAAAGATATATACTCCTTCTACAGTATCAGTAATAATAGGTGGAACTACTGCAAATGCTTCAGCTCTATTACAAGTTGATTCTACTGCAAAAGGATTTCTTCCACCAAGAATGACAACAACAGAAAAAAATGCAATAGGAACACCTGCACAAGGTCTTATAGTATTTGATACTACCTTAGTAAAACTATGTGTGTATTCAGGTACTGCTTGGGAAACAATAACATCAATATAAAATATATGAAACAAATAGAACCAATAGACATCTGGATTAATGGAGAAATTAAAATAGGAGTAAACTTTTCTGTTACTTGTGTAAATGACAACTACGAAAGTACTGCTACAAATTATTGGCAAATATTAGATGCAGATTCACAACAAATTTCGCAAGGAAATTTAATTATTTCAGGTCAGGATTATAGTGATTGGGGAAATGTACCGGCAAATTCAATTAATGCTTGGATTTATAACTGGTCAGCACAACAACTTGGTTTAACAATAATACCTTAAAATATGAAAGAGATAAACGAACTTAAAGCAAAAGCATACGACATTATAAGCAACATTGAATATTTGCAAAATATGCTTAAAGAAACAAATGCAGAAATAGCAAAAAAAGTAACTGAATTTAACGAAGCCAATAAGAAATTAGCATCAGAAACAAATGAAGAATAAATCGCTTATATTTTTAATTTTGGCCGTTGGTTTAGTTTCTTTTTTTAAAAAGAAAAAGAAATATAAAATAATTGTACCACCACCTGAAAAGATTACTAAGGATGAATTTTACAAGTGATATGCCAGTGTTAATTTCATATTTGGTAGGTCTAGCAATATTTTATGGATATACTAACGCCAGGCTAAAAGCTTTAGAAGATAAATTAAAAAATCAAAACGATATTGCTGAACGTATTACTAGGCTAGAAGAAAAAATAAATTTATTACTAGAATATAAAATAATGCAAAAATGAAAAAAATACTACAAAATTTAAAAACATCGGTTTTTGGTGCCGTTGCTGGATTGCCAATGATTGCTGACGGTATTGCTAGCAAAAATATTATTCAAATAATTTCAGGCCTTGGTGCCTTGTTAGTTGGTTTACTTGCCAAAGATGCGGAATAATAAAACATACATAATAATTGGCGCCATCGTCATTTTAAGTTTATTTATGGCAACAAAAAGTAAAGCAGCTGAAATTATAAGCTTATTTGAAGGAAAAGAAAATGAAGCTTACCAAGATCAAGGCGGTGTATGGACAATTGGTTACGGATCTACCTGGTACCGGGATGAAAATAGGCCAGTAAAGCAAGGTGATAAAATAACAGATCAAAAGGCGCTTGAATGGCTTAAATTGGCAATTAATGATATTCAAACAGATACTTTAAAACTTGTAAAAGTTCCAATAAATCAGAATCAAAAAGATGCTTTAACAAGTTTAGCATACAATATTGGCAAAGGCGCCTTTGCAAAAAGCACTTTGCTAAAATCACTTAATCAGGGATCACCAAAAATCATTGTTGCTGATCAGTTTTTAAGGTGGAATAAAGTAAACGGCAAAATTAATACCGGCCTTACAATTAGGCGCCAAAAGGAAAGAGAGTTATTTTTAAAGTGATTATATATAGAGTTTATGGTTTGATTGCCTGAAATTTTTATTTCGGGCTTTTTTTATTTAAAAAACCCTTACTTTTATAGGGACAAATAATTTTAACCCTAAAAAAACGTTATGACAAACGAACAATTGCAAAAGTTAATGGCCCCTGCATTTCCCCCACAGGTTTTTAAAGACAATTTTGACCGCTTTGTATCGGTTATTCCTGGAATGAGTAAAATTGAATTCACAGCTTCATTAATTTTACCATTTTATTTACAGCGTGCAGCCAGGACAAAATTAATGCACAACGGATCAGAAGTAACCCCTATTCAGGCGGCCATTATTACAGCTACCGATTTATTTAATGAAATTGATGAAGTATGCAAGCCGTCGGCGATCGTTTAGCGGCCCGCATTTTTGATCCATTATTAATTCCTGAACAAGAAAACATAATTTTAAAAATAGGCGGCAAAACAGCCGGAACGCTTGAAAATTATTGTATTTATGCTGGTGCAGCAAAGGCCGGAAAGTCAACGTTTATATCCGGCCTTATTGCTTCAGCCTTTGTTCCTTGGGATCAATTTGGTCAAAAATTGCTATTGCCTGAAAAACGCCCTAATTTAGCCTTATTTGATACTGAATCATCAACGTGGGATCTTTACCGTACTGTAAAGCGTATAAAAGATTATGCAGACGTAAAAACGTTGCCTAGTTATTTTACGGTTTATTCAATGCGTGAGGATCAGCCAAAAGATATTTTAATTATGATTGAAACATATTTAAAATTAACGCCGGAATGTGCCGTTATTGTTATTGACGGCCTTTTAGATTTATGTTTAAATTATAATGATGAAATTGAAACCCGTTTATTAACCAATACCCTAAAACGCCTTACAAAAGTTTATAACTGTTTCATTATTTCAGTTTTGCATTTATCTAAAAATTCCGGTGAAACGCTGGGCCATTTAGGCAGTAATACGGATAGGTGGGCGCAAAGTACATTCATAATAAAAAAAGTACAGGAAACGCAGCAAATAACGTTAGAAGCTAAATTTATGCGATCAGACGCTAACCCTGATCCCATTGCTATTGAATGGAACGGTACCAATTTTTGTCAAACAGATTTAAAACAAATACAACAATTTAAAAACCCGGTCGGAAGGCCAAAAAAAGAAAAATAATGAAAAATATAACAGCATTACGTTGGTTACAACAAGAAATTGAAGAATTTACTACTAGTGAAATAAAAGTTGAATTAGATTTTGATCTTTTTGAACAAATAATTCATGCAGCAATAGAATTGGAAAAACAACAAATGGAACAAATGTATTTTGAAGGATTTATTAATCGTAACCTTCCTGAAACATTTGAAGAAACTTATGAAAGAATTTATAAATAATATATGAAAAATAAATTTTTACAAATTGTAGATTTACTTTGGATAGTATGCGAGTG